CAGCAAAGGCTTCGGGCTGTGACGGCTGGGATTGGTTGTTCTTACACGCAAGTCAGCAGTGATTTGTCACAAAGCAATTACAGTTCTTCGCGGCTAGAACTGCTTGAAACGCGTACTCACTACAAAACTCTTCAGCAGTATTTGATTGAATCGCTTTGCGAAGAGGTCTACGAAAAGTGGCTTGAAATGGCCGTAATGGCCGGTGCGCTTGATCTGCCTGGTTTTGACTCCAATCCTGAGCGGTATGAAGAAGCGAAATGGATTGCACCTGCTGCGCAGTTTGTTGACCCGCAGAAAGAAGCCGCTGCTTACAAGGAACTGATCCGCTCCGGCATCATGACACTGTCGCAGGTGATTGCACTGCACGGCGGTGATTTTGAAGATCAGATGCGTCAACGCCAGCACGAATTGGCCGTTGCTGATGAACTTGGCATCATTCTTGATACCGACCCATCCCAGGTGTCAAATAGTGGTGCCGCACAACCTGTACCCGTTGCGCCAACGCAGCATCCGGTGGAACATGCAGAAGAACCTGAATTAGAAGACATAGACTGATGAGCAAAGCATTTGTTGAACTCATGAAGCGCGAAGCAAAAGGCTTTGCGCCTACAGAGCCTCAAACTCGCTCAGCACCTGAAAGCGAACCGGTTGAAGACGAACGTCCGTATCCCAATGAGCACGCCGCTCGTCTAAAAAACCCCGATCAATACGACAGCATCCGTCGCGTCAATGATGAAGGCGGTCCGGGTATTGACTTTATTTATGGCATCAAAGACGGCAAGTCGGAAATTCAGGCCATTCGTTTTGACAAGGATCGCTACACGCCAGCCGAAGCCAAAAAATGGCTTAGTGATCACGATTTCTCACCTATTTCTTTCGAAGAAGCCACTGGTGAACGCGAAGAAGAAGTTGCCGAAGAACGCGCTTACGACAATTCGCTGAAAGTTGGCGATTTTGTTGAGTGGGATAGCAGTGGCGGCATGGTTCGCGGCAAAATCATTAAAGTCAGTCGCGATGAAATCATTGAGGTTCCTGATTCTTCATTCACTTTGAATGGAAGTGAAAAGAATCCTGCCGCGCTGATTCGTGTTTATCGAAAAGATGGCAATAGTTATCAAGAGAGCGATACTGTAGTTGGACATTATTTTTCAACTTTGAAAAAAATTCCTGCTCTTCGTTTTATGGAAGGTGAGTCGCTCAAGCGAGCACTTGCCACGGAATTTAGGTCTGATGCTGAAGATCGGGTTCTTGAATTTCCGTTTGCCAGCGAAAAGCCGGTTGAGCGTTATTACGGAATGGAAGTGTTAAACATGGATGCCAAATCCATGGATCTCACTCGTCTGAACGATGGCGCACCTTTGTTATATCAGCATGACGCTGATCGCATTGTTGGCGTTGTTCAAAAGGCTTACATCAAAAACAAGCGTGCTTATGCACGTGTGAAACTTGCAAATAATGAACTCGGTCGTGAAATGCAGGAACTGATTCGTGATGGGATCATTCGCAACGTCAGCTTTGGCTACAAGATCAATTCAATGGAAGCCGATGAGTCCACTACACCAGTGACTTATCGTGCTACCAGTTACCAGCCTTTTGAAATAAGTTTGGTAACCGTGCCTGCTGACGAGTCAGTGGGCATAGGCCGTGCTTTCTCTCATAATGAAGGCACGGAAACGGCCTCAGCCGTACCCAGTCAACCCAACGGAGTAACAACCGTGGATCAAAACCTCAACAACATTGAGGCTATCCGCGCTGAGGCCGCTCAGGCCAAGGCTAAGGAAGTGGCCGAAATGATTGCTCTTGGTCAACGCACCAAGAACGTCGAAATGGCTCAAGAGTTTATTGCTAACTCTCGTGGCCTGGATGAACTGCGTTCTGCTCTTCTCGAGAAGATGGGCGTTCAGGAAAAACCTCTGAACCCCAAAGATGCAGAAATCGGCATGTCCGACAAAGAGAAGCGTGACTTCTCCTTCATCCGTGCCATCAACGCTCTGGCTCACCCCAACAGCCAAGAGGCTCAGCGTGCTGCTGGTTTCGAACTTGAAGTCAGCCGTGCTGCTCAGCAGAAGTCTGGCAAGGAAGCCCGTGGCATCCTGATCCCCGCCGATGTGCTGGGTTATGGCCGCCGCGATCTGACCGTGGGTTCTGCCACTGGTGGTGGTGATCTGGTTGCCACCGACCTGATGAGCGACAGCTTCATCGATCTGCTTCGCAAGGCTCTTGTGCTGCAGACCGCTGGCGCAACTGTGATGACCGGCCTGCAAGGCATGGTTGCTCTGCCCCGTCAATCGGGTGGCGCGACTGTGTACCACGTGGCTGAATCCGCCTCGATCACTGAGTCTCAACTCAGCGTGGATCAGGTGACAATGCAGCCCCGGACCATTGGTGCACTGACCGATTATTCCCGGCGTCTGCTGCTGCAATCCAGCATCGACATTGAGAATCTCGTTCGTCGTGACCTGGCTCAGCAAATTGCCATCGAGGTGGAGAACCAAGCCATCAACGGCACCGGTGCTTCTTCGTATCCGCTGGGCTTCCTAAACGTGACCGGTATCAACACCGAGTCCGGCTACACCGCGTTCTCTGATTACGTGAACGCTGAAGCCAGTCTGAGCACCTCTAATGCTTTGCTTGGCACTCTTGGTTATTTGATGAATTCCACCCTGCGTGGAACTCTGAAAACCACTGAAAAGTCGGCTACCGGCACCAACGCCAACTTCATTTACGAAGCCAACAACACCATCAACGGTTACCCGGCTTACGTGTCCAACTCCATGCCCGCCAACACTGCGGTGTTCGCTAACTTCAGCGACATCCTGATTGGTTTCTGGAGCGGTCTGGACATCATGGTTGATCCTTACACCGGTTCAACTTCTGGCACCGTGCGTGTGGTGGCCATGCAGGACTATGACGTAGCCATCCGTCATCCTGAGTCCATCTGCAAGCTGTCCTGATAATTGGAAGCGAGTATGCGCCTTCAAATGCTTCAAAGCACCATTGTTGATCTGAAACACGTTCAACCCGGTGATTTTGTTGAAACCGATCATCGATCTGCATTGTTGCTGATTGGAATCGGAAAGGCGCTACCCGCTCCATTACCTCAGGAAGTTGTTGTTACGGCTGAAGAAGAGCCGGATCCTGTCTCAAGCAAACCCGCTCCAAAACGGAGAAAGACCAATGATCCACAACCTCGGGTCTAAAACCACTCTGATCCGCCTGCACGACAACGCTGTGGTTGCTTCCACTGGCGCTGGCACTCCTGCCTTTGTCGATCTGCAAGGCACCAATGATTTTGAAGGCGATATCGCTTTCATCATCTCCGCTGCTGCTGCTGGCTCTGGTGTAACTCTGACTGCAAAACTGCAGCACAGTGATACCACGACTTCTGGAGACTTTGTTGACATCACTGGTGGTGGTTTCACCGCTGCTGCTGCCAACACTGCTTTCCGCGAGAAGATCTATCTGAACAGCAACGATCTCAAGCGTTACGTGCGTGTGCTCTTCACCGTTTCCGGTGGCACTGGCACTGGCGCTGTCGCTGTTCTGGGTCTTGCTTCTAAGAAGTACGGCAACTGATCCTGATGGCGATTTCAGACACGCTGGCATTCTTGAACGTTGACGAATTTGGCGTTACCTGCCAAATCGGAGCCGGTGCAAGTTTTGTTGGCATTCTGGATTCGCCTATGGAGGTGTTAGCGGGGGGCATGGCTTTGAGTCGTGAGTATTTGCTTTACGCAAAGACTTCCGATGTGAGTTCTGCCTCTCGCGGCACTTCAATTACGGTTGGCGGTGCTTCTTATACCGTCCGTGAAAATCGTCCAGTGGACGACGGTCTTTTTTCTGAGCTGTTACTAAGCAAGGTGTGACATGAGCGGCATCTTCAAGGTCAACAGCCGCAGCAACTGGTCAGCTTCTAACCCTGTGCTCCTTGCGGGTGAAGCTGCAATTGAAGAGACAACCAATAACGTCAAAATCGGCAACGGAATTTCACCTTGGAACAATCTTCCATATTTCAGTGCGCCAGGTCATTGGGGCTCTTTTTGGGATCTAACTTCTCAAACGGCAACTGCAAATACTCCAACGTCTGTTTTGCTGCGTTCAACTGATACGGCAAGTCGCGGCATTTCAATTGTTTCCAATTCTCGGATCACATTTGATTACGCTGGTGTTTACAGCCTGACATTTTCAATTCAATTTTCCAATAGTGACACGTCCATTCACGATGTGAACGTCTGGTTGCGTAAAAATGACAGCGGTTCAAGTGGCGACGTGCCGGCATCAGATAGCAAATTCAGTATTATTTCCAGCCACGGTGGCATTGAAGGCAATGTGATTGGCACTGTTAATTACGTACTGCCAGTTGTTGCTAATGATTACTTGGAACTGATGTGGGCAACCACTAATGCGCAGGCTTACATTCATGCTGAAGCTGCAGCATCAAGTCCGTTTGTTCATCCAAGCATTCCTGGCATTATCTGCACGGTTGTCCAAGTTGCTTCTGCCTGATCATGGCTGACACACGCCGCGAATTGATCCTTGCGCGGATCGCCAGCAATCTGAGCAGCATTACCGGTGCAACGGTCTACAGAAGCCGTGTAGAGCCTCTGGCACGTGGTGAGGTTCCTGCTGTCATTGTCGAGCCGATCAACGATCAACCTGTCGATACCAATTTCTACGACAAGTTGGATTGGACGATGCGGGTACGGATCACAACGTTGGTTCGTGCAGCGATCCCGGATGATGATTCAGATACTTACACCCAACAAGTTCACGCCAAATTGATGGCTGACCAAACGGTCAATGGTTATGCCCTTGACTTGACGCCTGATCGAACGGACTTCAGCCTGTATGAAGCTGATGTTCCGCTCGGTATCATTAGCCAAGACTTTCTTGTGCGATATCGCACGAGTAGGACTTCACTTACTACCGCGTAAGACCATGGCTAAGATTGAAAAGGAAGTTCCCAATCCCGGAGTGGGCGGCAGTTACTTGTTTGACCCCAAGTCTGGGAAACTTACACTGATCACAGAACCCGCCGCTCCTACCACCGATGGCACTGACTCGCAAGAAGTTTCTGATCGCGAAGATTGAGTCAACTTACGGCACTGATCCTTCGCCTGTTGGTGGAAGTGATGCCGTTCAAGTTACCAATCTGGAAATCACCCCGATTGAATCTGACAACGTTCAGGCTGCTTCCTATCAAGGTTTCATTGGCAACAGCACCCGTGGCACGTTGGTTGCCAACAAGCGCGTCAGCGTGACCTTTGATGTGGAACTGGCTGGTTCTGGCACCGCTGGAACCGCTCCTGCTTTCGGTCCACTGCTGAAGGCTTGTGGTCTCTCTGAGACTCTGGTGACCAGCACCAGCGCCACTTATGCCCCGGTCAGCAGCAGCTTCAGCTCTGCCACGATCTACTGCTTCTACGACGGTACTCGGCACAAGATCACCGGCGCTCGCGGCACTGTGAGCTTCAACCTGACTGCCGGTCAGTTTGCTGTTGCTAGCTTCCAGTTCATTGGTATTTACAACGCTCCTGATGGCACTGCTCTGAGCGGTAACTTCACCGTTGCCAACCAGGCTGCAGCCATCGAGGTCAACGACACCAACGTCACGACTTGCACCTTCCATGGTGTGACCAGCACTCGTCTTGAATCCATTGATTTGGCTTTGAACAACGAGTTGCTGTACAAAGAAACCGCCTCTTCTCAGGAAGTGCTGATCACCAACCGTGCCCCTGGTGGTACGGCTGTGATTGAAGCCCCGGCGATTGGCACCACCGATTTCTTTGCCAAAGCTGTGGCTTCTGCTACGGGTAGCACCAGTGTTGTACTGGGTGCCACTCCTGGCAACATCGTGACCATGAACGCTGCTCAAACCGATATCACCGGTTGCAGCTATGGTGATACTAATGGAGTAATCTCCTTGTCGATGCCGTACCTGGCTCTGCCTACGACGGCTGGCAACAACGAGATGTCTCTGGTCTTCACCTGATTCCTCATGGCTTTCGTCCTCAAGAAGACTGCTTCCTACAAATGGGAAGTCAAAGTTGAGATCCCGGTTGACGGGAATCGCTTTGAGACTCAAACGTTTGAAGCGGTATTCAAGAAGATGAGTCGCTCGGCTTTCAACGATCTCATTGACAAGGGTGATGACGCTCTTGTTGATGGGATCCTTGAAGGTTGGGAAGGCATCAAAGATGAAGAAGGCAAGGATGTGCCGTTCACACAGAAGAATAAAAAAGAACTGTGTGACGATCCGTATGTGATGAAGGCGCTGATTCAGGCGTATGCCGACAGCGTTACCGGAGCGCCCGCAAAAAACTAAAAGCCGCCGCCGAGTACTGGGCAAAAGGCGGCGTTGTTGACGAGCGCGAGGCTGATCTAAAGGCTTTGGGTGCAAGCCATGAGCAGATCGCTGCTGCGTTGGCTAACAGCAAACCTGAGCACTGTGAAATCTGGGAAGAGAACTGGGACATTGTGCTCATGTTCATCCGCATGTCTACGCAGTGGCATACGAGTATGGCGGGCTTGACCGGACTGAACTACCCGAGTCTTGAATGGCTCTGTAAGCTGTATTCAGTCAAGGATCCTGTCGCCATGTTTGAAGGCGTGCAGGTGATGGAAATGGCTGCCCTTGCCGTTTTAAATGCGAGCCGCAAATGAGCCAAGTCACTGAACTGCTAATCAGAATCCGGCAGCAAGGTGACCAACAGCTCACCAAGTTGCAGGGCAGCCTCAAAAATCTTGCGCAGCAGACATCTGCTACCAACGTCAACTTCAAAGAGTTGGCTGCAGAGCTGAAACAAGTTCAGCAAACTTCAGTCAATAGCATCAATAATCTTCGCGGTTACGCAAACACGTGGCGTGAAATTGCAAATAGCGTCAAGATTGGCAGCGCAGAATTTAAGCAGGCAACTGCAGAAGCGAAAAAACTAGAAGCGGAATTACAAAAAGTACAACCTGGCGGGCGTGGGCGTCTTGCAAGAGGCGCTCAGATTGCGGGCACCATTGCTGGTGCAAGCGTATTTGGCGGCGTTGAAGGCGGTCTTGGTGCTGGTATTGGCGCATTGGTCGGTGGCGTACCAGGAGCAATTACAGGCGGAGCCATTGGTGCTCAAGCTGGCATGTTCCGGCAAGCATTGAGTGGTACTGCTACATATGCTGCTGAAATTGCAAAACAACGACAAGCACTTCAATTAGTCACCAAAGATGCTGGTGAATATCAACGTGCTTTGGCGTTTATTGATAAAACAAGTCGTGATTTTGCAATACCACAGGAAATTCTTACTCGTCAATTTACGCAATTAACTGCATCGGTAAAAGGTGCTGGTGGCAATGTTAGGGATGCGGAGACTGCTTTCAAAGGAATTGCTTCAGGCATACGTGGAACCGGTGGTTCACTTGAGCAACTTGATTCTGCGCTGACTGCAACATCACAGGTATTTAGCAAAGGCAAGGTTTCTGCCGAAGAACTTCGTCAGCAAATTGGTGAGCGTCTTCCTGGTGCTTTCAGTTTATTTGCGAAATCCATTGGCATGACTCCACAAGAGCTAGATAAAGCTCTTGAAAAAGGTCAAATTAGTTTGCAAGATTTTCAAAAATTTGCTGATGCATTGTTTAAGCAATATGGTGAAAACGCAAAAATTATTGCCGATGGTCCCGATGCTGCCGGGGATCGTCTCAAGACATCATTGTCAAGGCTGAACGAAAGTGTGGGCAAACTTTTAAAACCAATTGGCGCAGGATTTCAAAATATTTTCACGGATATTGTCAATATCATTGACAAAGCGGTTCGTAAGTTTAATGAATTCGCCGCAGTTGTAGGTCAAAAAGATTTAGCAAGAATGAAGACTGAACTTGCAACTCAATCTAAACTTGTTGAAGATTATGTAAAAGCAGGAGCAAAAAAAGCACAACCCGGTTCAATATTGGCAATTGAATACGCTCAAGCTGTTAGCAAAGAGCAAAGATTACGTGCTCAAATTCAAGCAGCCACTCCAACTCCAACTCCTCCTGCTGGGAAAGAACCGCCCTCAAAACTCGCTGGAATCACTCCCGGCGGAGCCAGTGGCGAATCAATGTTAAATAAATTGCAATCAGACTTTACTCGTTCTATTGCAATACTTGGTCAACAATTCAATAACCAAGCTCGGCGCGCCTTGCTGAATGATGTACTTGCCTATGAAGAAAAAATTACTCAGGCATTGAAAAAAGGAAATATTGGGGAAGCAGATCGGCTAAAAATTATGCAACAACGTCGTGCGCTTGAAATTACACGAGATGTGTTAATTAACGAAGAAACAGCACTTGAAAGCAAAATACTTGATGGTAAAGCAAAAGGATTAGATCTTACAAATGCTCAAATTAGACTTGATGCTATCAGGCTTGAACGCGAGCAAGCTGTTGCCGCAATAAGAAGACTCGATAACCAGCAATTGCGTGAAGCCGCAGTATTAGTGCAGCAAATGAATGAAAACGCTGCAAGCTATGCAAAACAACAAGTTGAACCAATAACAATATTTGGCAAAATGAAAGAAGAGATTGAAGCACTTCAAGAAACTTTTGTTGATATTCAACCTCGATTAACTGCTTTGGCTGATGGATTGGCAAATAGTTTTGGTACTGCTTTTTCGAATCTTGTATATTCCACGCAATCTGCTCAAGAATCTTTGGCGCAATTGTTTGGGGATATTGCTAAATCTTTCCAAAATATGATTGTGCAAATGATTATGGATTACATGAAAATGCAAATTATGACATTTTTCAGAAATATTTTTGCTCCTTCGCCAATCAGTGTTGCTGGAAACTATTTCAGTGGTGGCGCACCATCAATGTTTACTAATCCTCAATTTGGAGTTGGTACTGGAAGTTTTACTGGCTCCCTGCTTTCACCATTTGCTATGGGCGGGATTATGACCGGTAATGGTCCGCTCAAGCTTCGTCGTTACGCTGCTGGTGGCATTGCTTCCGGTCCGCAGCTTGCCATGTATGGCGAAGGCAGTCGTCCTGAGGCTTACGTGCCTCTGCCTGACGGTCGCACCATTCCTGTCACGATGAAGGGCAACATGGGCGGCGATATCATTGTTAATGTCGATGCCACTGGTAGCAACGTGCAGGGCAACGAATCACAAGGCAAAGCATTGGCAGGTGTGGTTGCCGCTGCTGTTCAAGCAGAATTGGTTAAACAGAAGAAGCCCGGAGGCTTGCTGTACTAATCATGGCTACTTTCAACGACGCGACTTTGGGTGTAGCTACTGGTCAATCGACACCTGATTTTGGTGCGCAGAAAAAAAGTCAACCAAATATCAATGCGATCAAATTTGGATCGGGTTATGAACAACGCGTTGTTTTTGGCATCAATCAAAACCCGAAATCATGGGATTTGACTTGGAGTGCAAAAAGCAATTCTGTTGCCGATGCTATTGAGGCATTCTTTGATGCACGTGCTGGACAGGAAGCTTTTGACTGGACGCCACTCAATAGTGCAACGCAATACAAATGGGTTTGTCGTCAATGGCAAAGAACGCATCAATACGCGGATATCAATACGGTGACTGCAACTTTTGAACAGGTGTTTGAGGCATGACGACACCCACGTCAATTCAGACACAGATCCAATCGCTGGAACCATCAGCGGTTATTGAGCTGTTTCAACTGCAACTAACTGCCGCAGTCAACGGCATCGATACCACGTTCTACTACCACGCCGGCACCAACGGCTTGACCGCTAATGTGGTATTTGCCGGCATCACCTACACAGCAGCGCCGATTGAAGTCGACGGTTTTGAGCTGAACTCCAAGGGCACGTTGCCACGCCCAACGATGCGGATCGCCAACGTCACTGGTGCCATTTCCGCCCTGCTGCTGGCGTACAACCCGTTGCAGGCAAAGGTCACTCGCATCCGCACCTGCAAGAAATTCTTGGATGGCGTCAACTTCACTGGTGGCACCAACCCGACCGCTGATCCGACTGCCAAGTTTGAGGATCAGATCTGGTACATCGACCGCGTATCCAAGGAGAACATCCAGCTGGTCGAGTTTGAACTAACCAGCAAGCTGGACCTCACCAACCTGCAGCTGCCCGGTCGTCAAGTTCAGGACTATTGCCCATGGGTTTATCGCGGCGCAGAGTGCGGCTACACGGGCGGCAGTTACTTCGACGTGAACGACAATGCCACCAGCGCGGCTAACGACGTATGCGGCAAGCGGTTCAATAGCTGCAAGATCCGCTTCGACACCCTTGGCATTTCCGATTATCCGCATGGCGGTTACCCTGGCTCCCGCATCCAAACTTGACGCCGAAGCCCACGCCCGTGAGGTTGCGCCATGGGAAGCGTGCGGATTGCTGGTACAGGTCGGCTCTGAGCAGAAATACTTACGGTGCCGCAATTTGTGCGAACAGCCGGAACAGCATTTTGTCCTTGACCCGCGAGACTATCTGCGGGCAACACTGAGCGGAACCATTGTCGCCATCATCCACAGCCACCCCGAGGGACAGGATGCCAGCGAGCTGGA